CATCCCGATAGTGCCTATGGGCAATGGATGAAAAGATTTAACACCAAAGAGTAAAGATATGGATAAGAAGAGTTGGCATTGGTTTGTTTCTGGCATCATGTATCGTGCCGAATCAAACAAGACCGCGTCGCACACAGAGGCAAGGCAAAGGTTTGAAAAAGAATACGACCTTTGGGTAAACAGCCAGATCAGCGGTGACTCAAAAACCAATAGCATGATTGAAATGTTTAACAATGATTTAGATAAGTATGGAATCGAAAGAGACTAAAACAATGGAGCAGTTCCTTCGGATTGCTATGGCGAGACTGAGGTCTATTTACAAACACCCAATGCAAAGAAGGGCATGGGCATCTAAAATGTACGCAAGATGGAGAAGTCGCAATCGTTAATCTTTAAGAAAAGAAAAGGCAACGAAAAGCCTGAAGAAGATTTAAACATCGAAAGGAACTGGAAGTACATGACATTGTACGCCCTACGTAAGTACAGAGGAGCGAAGGAAGCATCAAAGTATTTACGCGTATCAGAACGAACTGTCTTTAGATTAATAGACAGGTGGGAATTAGATTGGAAATGTCCTGATTTAACTAAAGATGAGTAGAAAAGAAAAGTTTGTGGATTGGATGAGGAAAATAAACAACATCCACTATAGCAATCAAGAGCAGATGGCGCGGGCGTTAGAAAATATTACGGAATATCCTTGTGAATTAAATGAGGATAACGTAAATTCGTAGCCACAATAAGACGAGAGTTGCGAGGCGCACGGAGTGTTTGGTATTAGCAATACGTTAGGTTTTAAAACTGAGGTTCGATTCCTCACTCGTCACTAATTTTAATTTATATTTCATGAGCAACACTTATCAGTTCAAGACAACGAACATCAAAGGCAAGCAGTACGTTGAGGTTAATCAACGCGTCATTGCTTTCCGAACCCTTTCTGAATACAAAGGGTTTGCATTAACAACGGAACTATTACACATAGACGAATCGTCTTGTGTGGTTCGCGCAACAATCAGTAACAAAGAAGGAGCAATCATTGCTCAAGGAATGGCGCAGGAAGACAAGTCTTCTTCACGCATCAATCAAACATCATTTGTAGAAAATTGTGAAACCTCAGCCGTAGGTCGCGCGCTTGGGTTCTTAGGTATAGGCATTGAGACATCCATAGCCACAGCGGATGAAGTTGATATGGCTATCAAGAAGCAAGACAGCACATCAAAAGACAAAGGTAAAAGCGGTAGCGATGTGTTCGCCAGTTCCGTCACATACATTAAGGATGGTAAGAACAAGCCTGAACGAGCAACACGCTTGGCGCAAATCACAGCGAAGTACGGCGACACTTTAACTAAAGCACAACAAACTAAACTTGAGAAATTAGTATGACTGATGGATGGTTTGAATCTTTAGTAGAGAAGACGGGCAAGAAATACTTGTCTTACTCCTCGATAAAGTACGCGTTACAAGACATGGCTTTGTTTGAACTATACATGCAAGGCAAATTGAAGAAAGAGTCTGATGCACTTACCTTTGGTAGCGCTTACGATTCTCTTTTGTTCACGCCTCACGAGTTCGACAAGCAGTTTTATGTAATGGACGACACCCAAATCGTACAGGATCTGGGAGGAAAGAACCCACGTGTAACCAAGGCGTACAAGGAATGGAAAGCATCACAAGAAGAAACGGCAAAGGGTAAAGTAATACTGACTATTGAGGACTATCAAAAGTGTATTGATATGATTACCCGCTTGGACGATTCTAAAGTGTTGAGCATTTACCTCGATGGGGATTACCAAGTTGAGTTTCATCAGAAACTTGACATCAGCGGAGAGGTAATCCCTTTTCGAGGATTCTTAGACTGTCTCGGAAAAGGATTTATATCCGACAGTAAATCATCACGCAGTGTTAAAGGATTTTCAAGAGACGTTCGCGTCTTTGGATACGACATACAAGCCTTTTTGTACACGCGCGCGTTTGGTTTCAATGATTTTTATTGGGTAGTACAGGAGAAAGCATATCCGTACTTGCCCGCTGTATATAAAGCAACGGAGGACACCCTTGCCTCTGGCGAACGTAAGGTTATTCACGCCTTGAAAACAATCAAGGAACACTACAAGAGTGGTAAGAATACATCTACGTATTTTATTCAAGGGGAAATTTAATCACTACCTTTCTATGCAACAGAATGGAAAAAAGGACAACTACATTGGATATGTAGGTGACCGCAAGGAGTTTGACAGCGGAGTTGTCAAGTATTCAATCTCTTTTAAAGAGGCGCAATTGGACGAGTTGAAAAAGTATCTCACAAATGCGGGTAACGTAAACATCGACTTCGTTATTAAGACGGACGGTACAGCGTTTACCTCTGTGTTTAACCCTCGTGCAACAGGAACTAACGCACCAAGCCGTGCCAACCAAGCGGTTGCGCAAGGCAAGGATGATCTGCCGTTCTAAAGTTTAATGAAGGGGAGGGAAAAGATATTTTAACATGCATCTTTGTATTAGGGCCCTCCCCTCATTATTTATTTATGTCTCGGAAGACAGGAGAAGAAAGGGTTCCTTACGGGAGTGTAACACCCTTTAGTGGAAGACCACCTGTTCAGGTGAAGTCTGCATATTCAATAGAGTTTAATCGAAAAAGAAAAAGATGGATATTAAATCGAAAAGGAAAGACAGTGTTCAGCAGCAAGGAGAAGATGGACGTGGACAATTGGTACGAGAAAATAATAGCAATCAACTGCATGATATTTTAGTTGCTGTTTACGGAACCCTCAAGAGAGGTTGCGGAAACAACTTGCTACTACACGATTCTGTTTTTATATCAGAAGGAAAAACCAAAGAGAACTACCCCTTGGTGATAGGAGGATCTGGGCTACCGTTCTTAGCGAAACAAAAAGGGGTAGGAAAGAATGTAGAGGTAGAGGTATACTTAGTAGACGAGAGAACGCTTTCAAGTTTAGACATGCTTGAAGGACACCCTCGTTGGTACAAGCGTGAAAAGATAGACGTAGTATGTACTGATGGAACAACGCTTACCCCCTGGGTATACCTTGCCCCTGAAGAATACTACAAGGAAGGGGATGAAACCTTTGAATCTTTTTTAGGGTGAGATTTTATATAGATTTAAACGAAGAGGAATTGGTGGCTCTACACAAGTTGCTATCCGATAACAAGAAGTTGGGACTCTTGAAAAAAGTGGAGCCACACCTCAAGGTTTACAAAGAAAAATTAAAGTATGGCAAGTAGAGAGTATTACTACATAAGAACCATAGACCAACACACTATAAACGAAGCAATAGAAACATTCTCTACAATCAATAGAGTCCTGCCTGAGCAACTACAAAATCATCGCAGAGACAGAGACCTTGTAGAAACCCGCTGTATGGTGTGGGCATACCTTAGAGAACATACAACGCTTTCTTTTAGTCGTCTTGGTAAGTTGTTTAGTAAACATCACTCCACAGTAATAGCAGGACTCAAGGCTCACAAGAAGCACACTGAGATTTTTAGCAACGGCAGAAGAGTGAATGAACTGTACACTAAAAAGTTTTTAGAAGGCAGCGAGATACTGGATCAGGTGATGAGCGAACGTAAGACATACGCAAAGGACTTGAGGTACAGGGTGGTGTTGTATACTAATGACCCGAGTGCTCTTAACAACGTAGAGATTATGAGTGTAAAGGACATGATGTTATGAGTATAGAAATATTTAGGGCGAACCGAGATGGACAGCCTATATTTTGGTACGTTGTAGACGTTATGTGGCAGACCAAAAGAGGTAAATCAAAAATGGTGATTACCAAATGGAAAGGGATGGAGTGTGTAAGCAGAGCAAAAAACTTACACGACCTTAATAAAGACAAGACAACTCTTCATAATCTTGAACAACAAACTAAACTGACTGCTAAGAAATTAAACTTTAGGGTATACAATATTCAGTCTAAAAAAATAATTGGGTACTCATTAACTCATAAAGAAAAAGACTATGCAAGTGAATGGGGCTAATGCAATAACAATGTTCCAGTCGGTTACCAATACAAGTGAACCGCATTACATAACACTTGAAGACACCTTGCAAAGAATCAAGGACGGCAAAAGCAAGGATACGGTAGAACAAGTAAGGCAAGGAGACAAGAAAGCAAAAAAGGAATTGCCAATAGCCCTGTTCTCAGGGGTTTTTGTAGGTAGGAAAGACGAGCACATAGAGGGACACAGCGGTTTAATTGTATTAGACTTCGACCACATTGATGTTCAAGATTACAAGTCTCTCTTAGGTACAGACGAACACATTCGTGCATGTTGGGTTTCTCCAAGCGGAGATGGACTCAAGGCTCTTGTTCGTATATCTAATCCTGAACGCCATCGCGACCACTTCCGCGCATTACAATCTTACTTTGAAAGAAACTATGGGTTAGAAATAGACCCCTCGGGCGTCAATGTTGCGCGCGCGTGCTTCGAGAGTTACGACCCAGACTTGATAAGCAACGAGTCTTGCAAAACATTCGGGGCTATGTTGACTGAACGTAGTGAACATCAAGAGGTTATTAAGCAAGAGTCTTATACCGACTACGAAAAGTTAGACATCATCGTTCACATGATTCGTAAGGCCGAGGATGGGGACAAGCACAACGTACTCTTACGCGCGTCCATATTGTGTGGTGGATACATCAGCGCAGGACGTATGGAAGAGGATGAAGCGCTTCGAGTAATGGAGCGAGAACTCTCACGCAAGGGTGTAGACAATATGGAACTTGCGAGAAGGACAATGGCTGACGGAATAGACCGAGGCAGGAACATGCCTATTCGTGAGGTCATTGATGATGAGAATAAGATTCGTAGAGAAATGCGAATCAATGACGGAGACATGTCCTTTATATCTTCTGACCATAGCGATCTGGAATGGATAAACAAGTTTGCAAACGGAGAGATAGAGAAGGGGGTGACCACAGGTTTCAAACATCTTGACAAATACTTTGTGTTCAAGAAAGAGTTCACCATTATTAATGGTCACAGCAATGTAGGTAAAACCACTATGGCTCTTTTCCTTATGTGCTCTGCTTCCGTCATACATAATTGGCGTTGGATAATCTACTCCTCCGAAAACAAAACGGCCGCGATTAAGATGAGGCTAATGGAATTCTTAGTAGACTTACCAATAACCGACATGCATTACGAGGAACGCGTGGCTGCATACAAGTGGGTGAACGAGCACTTTACTATCATCAATAACTCTCAGGTATACAGTTACACTGACCTGCTTGTGTTTGCAGAAAAACTAATTCGTCAAGAAAAGTACGATGGATTTTTAATAGACCCTTACAACTCTTTAAAGACTACCATATCTAAGAACGCTCAGTTGTCTTCGCACGAATACCACTACGAGGCCGCATCAGAAATGCTTACGTTCAGCGTTAATAACAACATCGCTGTATGGTTGAATACTCACAGCGTTACTGAGGCTCAAAGAATGAAAGGAGAGGACGGACTACCCGTTGCTCCGAGTGCTGCGATGACTGAAGGCGGATCTAAGTTCGTGAATAGGGCCGATTGCTTCTTGACGTTCCATAGAAAAGTTCAGGCAGATGACTACTACATACGCAATCGCACGGAGATACATGTGCGTAAGCAACGCAACCAAGAAACAGGAGGCTCGCCCACTCCATACCAGGATCCTGTGGTGTTAGAAATCAATTCATCTCGCACGGGATTCACGGAACTTGCATCAGGTGTGAAAAATTTTAAACCATTAGCGTACAAGAATAGCACTTTAGAGTTATATTAGGGTGTGATTACTTATGAAGAAGTTACTGTAAGCCTGCCTAAGCCCCCGTCTTTAAATCAATTTTATTCGGGGAGACATTATGCTGTCCGTAAAAAGTATAAGGATAAGTATTGGAAGCAAATTGAAACAGCAATGGACAAGTTGGACAAGTTCTCTATGGACACTATGTCTATTGATGTTTCGTACAATTGTAGGTTTGATGTTGATAATGCTATATGTTGCTGTAAGTTTTTGGCAGACTACTTGCGTAATCATGGGTACATCAAGGACGATAGTCCAAAGTTTTTTACATCACAATCAACTAAGTACGACCCCTCTTTGGATAAAGATGAGTTCGTAGCAAAGATAAAGTGCCATGGATATAGACTCGCTGAGTAAGGTTTACTTTCTGGCTACAAGCAGGATACAGGAGACTGCTACTGACTTGTATGAAAGCCTGCATAGTAATGGAGGATGCCCGAGAACGGACGCGGAAAGTTTACACAACACTATACGCAAGCACAAAAGAAGTATAGATTCGGAATTTGATTTAATTAGGTCTGCGCTATTAGAGTATTATGATAACACTGATATACCTTGATTCCCTTAGTGGTATTAACTACCACAGAGTAATGACACCTTTCCTTAGATTAAAACACGATCAGGGACTCAACATTCACTTCATTCAAAACTTCAACGACTTAAAGGAATTTGATTTAACAAAAGTCAAAAACCTTGTCACGACAAGAAGGGTGTCGGTAAGTAATCATCAGGCGTTTAAGAAGTTTTTAAAAGACAATGACGTTAAACTAATTCTTGACAACGATGATTATTGGATTCTCCCTTCCGATAACCCCGCCAAAGAATGGTACAAGAAAGTTGAAGCAGACAATATCAAGAACACCATTAAGATTGCAGACGAAATCTGGAGCCCGTCGAAGTTCTTGATTAAGGAAATGCGTAAGATAAACAAGTCCGCTGTATACAGGATAGTTCCCAATACTGTTTACACAGAGGAAAAGCAGTGGAAGGATATACAAAAGGACAATCCAAAAGACTACAAGGTAAGGTTCGGTTATCTCGGAGCAAACGGTCATCAAAAAGACTTGGATGAAATGGGGATGACCTTTGAAGACCACGAATTGTACTGCATGAACCTTATGGATTACAGAGAGAGATTAAAAGCAAAGTACGGAATCAATGCTACTGATATTACACAATATGGACAGTTGTACAAGTTCTTCGATGTATCATTAAGCCCGCTAAAGAACTCTAAATTTAACCGATGCAAATCGGAACTCAAAGTAATTGAAGCAGGGTTCACTAAGACTGCAATCATAGCATCCAACGTAACGCCATATAAGGAGGTTATAAAGCACGGAGAGACAGGTATCCTATGTAGCACTCCAAAAGAATGGAAGGAGGCCGTAGAAGGCATGACATTAGGTAAGGCATGGAGGCTTGCCGAGAACCTGCATAAGTATTGCAAAGAACATTACGACCTTTCGGATATAAACAAGATTAGACTTGAAGGACTGCAATGAAAACCCTACACATACCGCCGTACCTAAAGAGTTATGCTCACGACCTTGCAGTCATTAGAATCAAGGACAACAAAGACAGATACAAGGACACACACAAACACAGACCAGGTTACAAGAAGTCATTACTATTGGGTAGCGTGTCAAGAGAATACTACACGGAGTACGTGGGCATACTCGGAGAGTTGCTTGTTAGACATTACTTAGAGACAAGCGGTGAGGTTATACGTTACACTGCATCTACCCTAATTAAAAAAGGCACAAACATAACTGACGACTCAGACATTGTAGCATATTCTTTAGAGACGAGTTATCGAATCAGTATAAAGACTTGTGAGCAAACATTCAAGGCAAACAAGAAGGCAATGGACAGCGAAGAATGTGACATTGTATTATTCATTAAATTTGCATCAAGCGAAACCTATACGCTCGCTCACTTTAAGCCAAGTCAAGTTCGTTCTTGGAAGGTGGTAGAAAAAGCATTCTCTCCCTATTATGAATTACCCGCCGACACATAGGTGTAGTAAATGTAAAAAAAACAAACCCAAATCTTCCTTTCATATAGACAGGAGCAGACCTTCTGGTCTTCAGCGTTATTGCAAAGAATGCAAGAAGAAAAAAAACGAAGGGAAAGTACCAGGAGAGTATGTTGTTTACTACCTACCAAAAGAAAGATACGTGGGTATGACTAAGAACTATCAACGACGAGTGTCACGACACAAAGAATTAGGGAGAAACACAAAGTATGCGTTTGTTGTACTAAAAACTAAGAACGTAAGACTCGCTCACTTAGTGGAAACCTTGTTACATATTATAGGGTTCAACGGCTTTCGTTATTAATAATTATGGTATCTTCGATGCCCCCACAATTCGGTGGGATACAACCAATTTTTTATCGCTATTATGAAAGAAGACTTCGACAAATTCGTAGAGGACTTGACGTCCGCAGAACAGCCAACTTGCAACCTTGAAAACCCAGAAGATTGTGAAGCGTGTGGGTCTTGATTAAGAAAATAGTTTCTTATTTAAAACCAACAAACAAAGAAGTAGTAGCAGTAGAAAAAAAGAAAACTTGTAAACCTTGTTGTACCACTTGTCGCTGTCCTTCACAATGATGGACGGCACAGGAACTTCTACTACCTGAACGATGGTGTCTGAATCACAGATAGCATCAACCCTTATCGTGTCGTGTGACCGAATTAATTTTACCCTTAGTTTATCCTTAGTGATTGTGATAGTATCACGTTGTTTCAGCGTGATAGTATCACGCACTAACACTGGTGCAGTTACAATGGTATCCACCACAGCAACCGTGTCTGCGCTCAGTATAGTTGGGTCTTTCTTTATTGCTTTCTTTAGGTGCCATTGCGCTCCGCAACTGCTCAATAACACGGTCATGATTAATACGTGTAGCCATTTCATTGTTTTTCTTTTTTAATCATAGACATCAAAGAGCCTTGCTTGGAACGTAATGCTACCTCGTTGTCTCTGTAAAGTATGAAGGCAAATATAATTAGAACAATCATTATAGAGAAGAACGTAGGTACCATCCAATACTGCCATTCAGTAGCAGATAAACCCTGCTTATCTTCTACACCACCTCTCCAACTATCCTCATGGTCTTTGTGTACGTAGATGTATCGCATCTGGCTCATGTCGTAATCCACCGCAACGCTGTCCTCGTATCCTTTTGCCCAGATCCTTACGCTATCTGCCCAACTATTCTTTGCTTTCTGTGGCATACTTCACTCCCATTATAGTTCCGATGATACTAAAACTGTTGGTTAACAGTATACCAAACAGATTACTCCAAGCGTTCCCAAGTATCGTGGTGTCTTTATCCGTCATTATTGCCGCAGTGTATAGTATAGTGGTGGTTATTCCCACCCCAACTATAACTATCAATGCCACCTTTACAATAAGACCGATGAGTTCAAACTGCGTGCGCTTCTGTAAAACATCCAAGTCTTCAACGGCCTCGTCTCGTAATCTTTCTGCTTCGTCTTTTTCGTTTTGCAGTTCTAAAAGTAAAGACTCCTTCACTACAGCGGCCTCTTCGAGTTCACTGTTTTGTTGTTGAACCTTTTTGGTTACGTCTAACCTTTTCTTTCTGGCCTGTTTGTCCCTGAGTTTACACTCGTTAATATATGCAACGACATCGTCCTGTAAAGAGTCTTTTAAAATCTTTACAAAGTTTCCTTCTATGTAAACCTTTTTGCTTTTCGCTTTAAGCAAGGCTTCATTTACCGTGTCGTTTCCATTAATCATTTATACACTTTAAAACCTCTTGTCTTGTTTACGTATCCTTCGTAATCTAAAACAAACTCCTCTAACCTTGGCTCAATCTCATCGCTTTTGATAATCCAAAACTGAGCGCCAACCTCTTTGGCTTTTTCGATTTCTTTGCTGTCGTCTGAGGAAGATATAATGCCTATTACCACGCCATTACCGTAGTCTGTGTTTATCTTTCGAATCAATTCTATGCCGTCAAAAGAAGACCCTATGATGTTCAGGTCTACAAACACACACTCGGGCTTGTCGTCTGATGGTCTTTCGTCAAACCACTTCTTGAACAACCTGTCTGCTTCGTCAGAAGAATTCAGGGCCTCAAGGGATAAGGTCATATCTAATAGTGAGCACGCGTCTTCAAATACCAGGTGGAAAAGGTCTTCGTCGTCCACCAATAATATTGAGTTTATCATTTTAGTTTTATGGTAATTATAGTTCCTGTTTCTGTTTTGTCACAAAAGATTTCAAAGCCATGCTCTTTCATAATAGCAACACAAATGTTCAATCCAAGACCACTGCCTTGTTCTTCCTGATTCTTTCTCCTAATGTATGGCTGTGACATTAGGTTAAAATCCTCTTGAGACATTCCTCTTCCATTATCTTCTATAGCAAGAAAATCTTCTCTCTTGTATATTAAAACACGCTTTGTTGCGGAGTCGTTGTACTTTAATCCGTTACGAATTAAATTATCTACCGCTGTACAGAACAAGGATTCGTTTACATTAACCTCTCCAAGTTCTTCTACCTGTACCTGCTTTATGTATGCTGTCCCAGATAGGTGGTTTAATAATATCTCACGAAGGTCGTGCTTTTCTTTTGCAAGTTGAGACTCGAGTTTGACTAAATTCGTGAATTCTTTAACACCCTTATACACTCTTTGTGTGTGTTGTAGCCCCTCGCTAATCATCTTTATGGGTGAGGCTATTTTTAATTCAGCGATTTTCTCCGAGGTGAGTCTTCTCTTTAAGGAACTTAGGCCCCGAGGTATGTATGTATTAATACCTGAGTGCATATCGTGCCGCAGTATTTTAGCGGCGTGCTCGAGATAAGCGTTCTTTTTGTTTATTTCAAACTCTGCTTTTTTCTTGTCGGTAATATCACTGGCAATTTTTAAAACCCTATACACCTCTCCGTATGGGTTCATGATTGGATTGTATGTGCCGTATATCCACACCAGATCACCGTTCTTTTTCTTTCTCAAGAACTCACCACTCTTGACACGGCCCTTGGATAAGTCGTACCAAAAACTATTGTATTGGTGGCTGTCTAATTTGTCATCTCCAGTGAGTTCCCTGTGCTTCATTCCAATCAACTCCTCTCTGGAGTAACCTAATGCTTCACAAAAGATTTCGTTACAATCAATTATGGTTCCGTCGGTATCTAACTCTACAGTAATGCTTGATTTGTTGATAGCACTAAGCGTATCATCTATAGTCTGAAGTCTGTAGCGCATCTTGCGAGTCACCTCAACTACCACAAAGAAAAAGAAAGGCATAAACAAAATCACAGAAAACCATCCAAGCATTATTTTTTGGAAGTTTATTTCTGCATAACCGATTACCATCGCTGTCTGCATTGACAGAAATAGAAATATGATAGCAATCGAAATCCCCAGGGAAATTTTCGAAGCAACCGAAAGGTTCATTACTCCGCGTCTTTATTCATTAGGTACCACTTCTGAATAGTGTACCCAATGGAGGCAACAAGTAGTAATATTTTTAATGCCATTTCCATGTCAGTAAAAGTTACCATCATTGTAAGAGAATTAAACGTGTATACTTTTACGTCCGTGAAGTTCATTAGTTGCCTTTTTTCGTAGCAAACTTTTCAATCCCTGCAATTGAAAAAGACCCAAGGGTTACTATAACAAAACTGTTGTACACTGCTTCATTTATTACCAAGTCTTTTCCAAAAGCACCAGTGATTACATCAAGTGCCATTACCAAAACCATTACAGCGAAAGATAGCGAGCCAAGAATTGACTTCTCGTTCCAATCGTTGCTGTCTTTAAATATTTCTTTCCAACTCATTCTACAAATATAAGCATTAGTTAGGAAGTTCTACGTCGTAAAGAACGTACAACTTTTCTTCTGGGCTTTTAGAGAATGTCCTATTAATAGTGCTCTCTACGCTTTGCATAATTTTATAGTTACCAAACTTCATTGAGTAGTTTACTGCAAATTCATACGCTCTTTTAATCTCATCCAACCTTACCTGGCGGTTAACCTTTTGGCTTTCTGTTAACTCAGCGTATGGCTTACGGAAGTTTTGTTCTGCCATGTTGTAGTAAAACTGTTTCGCTATATCAACAGGATAGTCTCGGAATAATACCGCTGTAGATAATTGTGCTGCTGTCTCTAAAGGTTGTAACTCTATGTTTGGATTTTCCTCTGCCTCTTTCACGCGCTTACGGTACTCACGAGCAATATAATTGATGTTAGGTGGCATAAAAGTTTCTTTGAATACGTAAGACCCATACGCATCAGACCACTCGGTTAGAGACGGGCCAATGATGTACCTGTGAAACCACCCAACGTCTTGGTTATTGAGTATTGGTCTTCCATAAGAATCTTTACCGTCAGCAAGGTTGAACAACAAACGTGCTGCAAGGTTAGGGTCACTGAAATCAGAGGCGATATTCGTAAGGGTTTTGCTTCTTGAGATTCCTTCACGTCCATAAATCAATCCCTGTATTTCATCGTAGGGGTCTTCTGAACTTATGTTTGCAAAACGAATCTTCCCCTGCTCGTTCATATCTACAGCGACAATATTAGCCCCTTGCATCCAAGGTGGAAGAATGTAATTAGTTCCTCTCGCTTGTTGCGCAAGTTCTTCTTCCTCGTCGTCTTCTAATAGCATGTTGGCTATCGCTTGATACCCCATAGTAGATGCACCTGCAAGTATAATCCCCATGCTTAGTGAGCCCGCTCCGTCAACCATGTATGCAGAGCGCTGAGATTTTGTCAGGTTTTGATTTGTCATTGCTTCAGAAATATCTGCTACGGCATTTTTGTATATGCCAAAGAAACTACGGAAAGCCTCTACGCGGAACGATAAGAAATCACCAAAGGGAGTCTTAAATAGATTCCTAAAAGCAGGATGAATACGAGACATCGTTGGCATGTTCTGTTTGATACGCTCTGCTACTGCTTCGTCTACCTGTTGTTGTTCTGATGCGCTTAATTCACTGTAAGATTTTCCTTCTGGATTAGTCGCAAGTCTTTTAGCAAAGTTCTCACGCTTCGTTAGGTACGCAATCATCTTTGTGTAGTCATCAATAAAACCATATTGATAAGCAACACGTGCAGCACGGGTACCCATTTTCCGCTGTGCTTGTTTTACCTTTTCAGGAAGCCATCTCCAGGCGACATCTGGGGAAACCCCATTGAGTTGGTCTATAAAGGATTGATTAATATCGGTAAACATACCCATATTTGGAGACGAGCCAAGCAATCCAAGTTCACCCATTCGGTTCAATACCTTTTCTATTTCAGGATCGGTAACCCCGTCTTTCATTTTCTTAAAACGATTCTGTAAATCTTTCATTACAGTAAGACCCCCTCTGTGTTTGTTGTAAGGCAATACGAAGTTAGCGCCCAAGAAGTACCAACCACCCATGATATTCTTTCTCCATGTCGGTAGATTATACAGGACACGTACTCTACGCATTTGCAAAAGCAGTTTGTAATACGCCTGTAGTACTTTCTTGTCGGATTGATACAGCGGAGTCTGCTTAAGCATACCTGCAAAATCATTCTTCACCGCCTTTCCATTCATTGGAGACTTGCTCTCTGTAATTACAGTGTAGTTTTTCTTAAAGTAATTGTATAAAGCCTCGTATACTGCGTCTCTTTCTGCAATTTGGTCACGGGTTCTGTTACCATCTTTATCTACCAATTCGTCTAACCCAACTCTTTTGTAAAACTCTACAAGGCTTTCCCCTTTTTCCATAAGACCAGTGTCTCTTGCTAAGTCTACGAGTTGAGAAAAATTGAGTAGGTTATTCTCAAGTCTTTTAATAACGGACTTTGTAATAATTAAGTCACCGAGATTGCTTTGTTGTGCGATTTCATTTACCCTGTCTGTAAGAGTAAACTGCTGCACCATATTGGTAAGTGTAGCAATGGTTTGACTAAACTTAATGTAAGGGTCTTTCTCTACACCAAGGTAATCCATCAGTTCTATAGGAAGGTCTTTTCGTTCTCGTAACTTTTTTGTAGGTATTCTCATTTTACCCAGTTCTCGCGAACCTGAAAGCCCCTCTCCATAGGTTCCTTTTTGGTTTTCTGCTGCTTCCTCAAGAGCCCTCAACGAATTGCTTACGCTTTTTCTTATAGCATTTATTTTAGTCGCCTCAACATAACGGAAGATGTCGTCCATATCCGTGGGGTCAAGTTTATTTTTTCTCATCTCCTCTGCAATTTCTTCAGTCATGTTCTCCTCAATGTTAAAAGCCATTTCTATTATTTTGCCTTCTACCATTGCTTTGTACGCAGCCCTGCGCAACTTAGGATCAAACTTAAAGTTCGGGTCAGTAAAGGCACGATAAGTTCTTGTGCCGTACTTCGCTGTGTTCTCTATGATTACCTCCTGTAGTTCTGTGCTTAGTTTTGCAAATACAGAACTGTTCTGAATAGACTCTTGCATAGACGCACGTACCGCTCGTAGTCTTCCGAGTTGCTTGGCTAACTCTGGGTTCATCTCCATTAACTCCTTAAGCGCTGCTTCTCGTGTCTCGTTGTTTTCTCCAAACAAATAGTCATTAGCAAGATTTGCTGCACGCTCCCTGTCTGCCTCGGATAGTTTGTTTGTAATCCTATTTACCTGACGCAAAGCCAAGAAGAATCTATTGATGTGCTGTACGTTGATTGACTCAGAAACCTCTAACGCCTGTAATACATCACGACGTGTGGCTCTTAGTCGGTCTACCCCTAATGTCTTTTCAAGTTTCTTGAGAAACCCTTCCATCCTTGGCTTAATAAATCCAAGAATTTGTTCCAAAGGGTCAAGCGTCTTGTCGTAGTTCTTTGGATCCTTTTTACCCGCAAGGTTCTCGCTTGGCGTAACTTCCATTTCTCCAGTAGGTTTCTCGAATCCGTATTCATCAAGTTCTTTTTTTTCTTTTGCCTCTGGTCTTTTTCTTTGGAATCTCTCTGTCTGTAATCTTTCAGACATAGTTACCTGACTAAGGTCACCGCCTGCACGAACAGCCTTAGCAAGACCTGTCATGTAAGCGGCAATGTCTTTAGCGAGAGCGGCTTCTTCAAAAATCTGAACCCGCTGTCCTGTAAGTTTCCCTACCACAGCGTTTAAAAAAGCCTGTACCTCTTCCAAAAACGAAGGTTGAAAGGCAATACGTTCATCTGCAAGTAAGCCTCCAAGTTCAACCATAAATTCTTCAGACCTGTAGGCTCCTGCGCTCACTGAAGTTTCCCTCTCTTCGTACCTCTTTGTAAAGTCGTTTAGTTCTTTTACGTTAGACTCGCTAAGTCTTCGTATAATTAACTTTCTAAACTGATTAAAATCAATTGGGTTGCCGTTAAAAAACCTTCTAAAAATGTTGTGATATATTTCGTGATATGCTGCGCCTTGTGGTGTGTATCTGTCTTGCGTTCCCCTTCCTTCAAGACTACTTTCTCTTAAAGGTATTTCAACTGCAACTCTGTTTGCAATATCAGTTTTTTCTCTTACAAAACCACTCGTAATTGCTGCGGTACCTCTTAATTTTTCATAAGTAAACCCTGCATTCCTGCCTGCTTTCCTGTATCCTTTTCTACCAAACCCAATATTAAAGTGAGTGGCGTCGGGTTCAAGTCTAAGCATTGCTTCGCTTGCAAGAATTAGTTTTGCAAGAGTACGCTGTTCTAAAGGGGATACTCTTGTGCCGTCTGACCACTTGCCTTCTTCAAGCATCTGTCTTAAAGCGGCCGCATCATTCTTGTCGAATAAGTTAAAAAACCCTTTCTTCTTTCCTTCAAATTTTTGTCGGGCTTGGTTAGCACTCATGTGTCTTGATGAGCGTCCTGAATCTTCTGCGCGTGCCTTAAGTATATCGTTAATTTGCGCCTTCGCTCTACTTGTTTGGGACTCTGGTACAGGCTCAACCTCTGGGGCTGCTTGGCCTGTAACTTCTTCCTCATCGTCTCTTACTTGTTTCGGCTTATCAAGCAACAAGTCGTCTAATGCCTTTGAGTTTGCTTCCATTTCTTCCTCAATGGCCTGCTGTTCTTGTGCAGAAAGATTGTCTGCCTTCTTCAAAACCTCTGCCGCTGTATATATTTCTTTGGCGAGTTCTGCTGCTTGTATTCTTTTTTCCCCTTCCAAGTTTATTACCTGCTCAGATGCTTGTCTAAGCAAGTCGTATTTCTGATTACGTAGCCTACGTATCTTTCCCTCGACAGCCTTCTTTACAGTGGGGTCTTTCTTTTGAGATTCTCTTAGTTGTGCTATTTCATTGTCAATGCTTGTAATCTCTCCGTTGTTTACAAGAAAAGCAATTTCGTTTGCGTCCTTTAAATCCTTCTGATCCTGTGTTTCTGCCCAATCTAAATAGCCTATTTCGCCAGGAGTCTTTCCTATTCTTCCCGTAAGTTTATATGCCATCACAGGAGCGGCAGGGCCTATCTCAGCGAACGCCTCTAAAGCGATGTCGCGCGGACGAAGTTCTTCTCCCGCTATAAGTTGACCTGCTAATTCACCACCGCCACCAAGACCTGCTTGAACGAGTGTTTCTGCGGCAAGCACTTTCGCTGCTTGATTTCTTGCAGACTTACTTACTGATTTAACTACTGTCTTGCCAACCTTACCTGCTACACCCCCAGATACAGCGTCAAATATACCGATAGGAATACCTCTTTTTAAACCTTTAGCCCGAGCCTTCTTCATTATCTCCTCGTCTTGCACGGCGTCAGCCAATGCTTGAGGGTCTGTTACGTTTACCCCCTCCTCTCTAAGCACGTCCATAATAGAATGGCTGTATTCTAAAGCAAGAGAGGTTGCTCCAAAGTATCCCGCAGTTGCTCCAGTTATAGCACCTCCTGTAGAGGTTACACCCGCAAGCGGGCCACCCGCTAAACCTGCGGCCGCACCCGCTCCTGCGCCTACACCTGCACCCTCAAGGCCAGGCTTAATCGCTGTAGCCATTGAGATTAAAGACTCAGGTATTATTCGTAGTATATCTAAAGCAAAGTCATCTACAGCACTTCCTGATTCATCGTATAGGTAATCAGAATCACGAACCGCATCTCTTTGAACAATGCTGTTTAGGTATGCAATCTTTTCGTAATCCATTCCAGATCCCGTTTGTTCAGCCATAGATATCTCGTTAGCAAGAATACCTCCTGCTACCGCGCGATTCCAAAGTCTACCTATTTCACTTGGGTTGTCGTCTATGATTAACCAATGGTCTTTCATAGTACGAGTATGTGGACGTTCTGATTCTACAGTACTGTAATACTGCTTTGCTATATTAAAAGCATCGGGTGAAAGTTTACCCTGCATTTGGTCAAGGGTAATACCTTTTGCTTTTGCGCTTTCTATAGCGCTAATCAATCCTTTGTTAACCGCCTGAGATTCAGATTCGAGTTGAGTAGAGAGTGAACCCGTACTTCTTACCGAAGGCTCTGATACTGATACCGAAGGACTGGCGATTTGAGAATCTTCGGTACTTGCTTTTTTTTTTGAAAAAAAATCTTCTGCGACAATTAGCGCTTCATCGCTAAGTTTGCCTTGCATTTGCTCAAAGGTTACGCCTTTATTGTAAGCCTCTTCAAGCGCCTGTAATAGTTTTTCTTCGTCCATAAGTTTATTTAATATCTACTCCGAATTGCTCTGAGAGTTTTGCTTTAATATCTTCTCGTGCCTGTATTCTTTCTTGAGGACTCAATGAGGCAATAGAACCGTAGTTTTCTCTAACCAAATCTGTTATAATTTTAGACTGACGTCCTGGATATTTTCCTGCGTCAACATAATCCCCATACGTTAAGCCAGGAAAGTACTCTGTTCTCGGCACGTTTGAAGGAGCCATTGCATTAAACGGAATGCCTTCAGGCGGAAGAGGAACGTCTTGCATTGGGCCAGACTCTACAGCGAGTTCAGCAAGGGCTGCAACATCTTGGTCAAATGTACTGGACTGAATCTCTCTTCCTGCAAAGTTCTTTGACCAATAAGGAAGCATTGCATTGTATGTCTCAACTATCTTATCGGCTTGCTTTGCATTACTTAGTCCTGTCAAAGGAATTTCAGACGCAAGAACCTGTTTGTGCGCAGGATGCTTGTCTGGTCTTCCTGACGTTTTATTTATGACACTTTGATTGTAACGAACAACAGCAACTTCTTGTCCCTGATCGTTTATACCAATTGACTCAATATAATATTGATTACCATCTTCTCCCATATACGATGGCTGTGTCCCCTCTATTAACGCGTGCACTTGCATGCCTGCGTTTACCTTGTCGGGATTACCGCTCTTCAAAAACTGTCCCCTTTGGTCTGGGGTTATTGGGGGTATATACTGAACATCTCCTGTCATCGCTGTAAAGATTTCAGGAGTGGACGCCTCTTTAGCCGCGGCCGCTTCTTCAGCCTGTATTCTTGCTTTAGTTCTGTAAGTGCTTAGTTCTCTTTGTGTTTTTTCTTTTTCAGTTTCGATATCATCAGCAAGCATATTAGAAAGTGATTCCGTTACATACTGTGCGTATTCGCCTACGTATTGTTCTCTTTGCTCGTCTGTAAGATTCTTGATGTTTGACAGGTCTTTCATTGAACCGTCAAGAGCACCCTGTTGATGCATCACGTAAGCAATCGCTTGGTCTTCTTCTTCTTGAGAAAGAGCGTGAGTATTAAACCAAGAACCTACAGAGGACGCTATCGCACTTGGGTCTAACGCACCTGTACCCTCCATATCGTAAAACTTATTGATGCCTCCAGAGTTTTTTAAGTTCTGTAAGATAGAACCTGCTGCGGCATTTGGAGAGATTTCTTCTAATTGAAACCTTCTTAGGCTTGCTAACTTAGGCAATGCAGCAGTTGCTTCTTGAAACCCTGCTACAGGAATATTTAATTCACGAGACTGTTGTAATTGCGCAAGGATTGCGGCGGGGTCGTTGTATGAGGACGGGTCTGCAAGTACGCTTGCTTCAAGATTGTTAACCGCTGTAGCGTAGTTTAGGGCAGATGATGCGTGGTCTTTGTATGTGTTGTACATACGTTGTCTTCGAGCCTTGGCTTCAAAAGACATGTCTCCCGAATCTAAGTCTGCTTCAATAGCATCCCACTCTGCTTGCAACTCATCCTGCATGCCAGGCGTGAATGCACCACGTTCTTGTTGGAATTGATTAAGGTATTGAAGTTTTCTTTCTTCCTCCAACTCTCGTCTTGCCTTGGCGTTTCTGTACACCGCACCGTAATCTACGCTCGGTAGTTGAGCCATTGGCATAAATGTAGATGTATCAGCCATTACTTAAATTGTTCTTTACTTAGTAAGTTACGAAGGAATACATGCAATTCAGTGTCCCCTTCTTTAGAAAGTTCAAGAAGTTTTTCAGCCTGATCTGGATTAAAGATATACTCCCCGCCTGTCATCTCTCCTATCTTCGCTCCCTCTTGTACTATGTCAATAGGGTTGCTGTCGTGAGAGAACTCACCAGGGGTTTTTTGAACACCTCCATCCTCAAACTCTTCTTCCTCTAATTCTCCAAGCGTTTTGCCTATAGCGTCTGTTGAGCCTAAGTCTATAAGTTTATCTTCCTTTTCTTTTCCGTCTGCAATTGAGCCTGCAATTTCTGCACCTCCTTTTATTATGTTTGTAACACCCCCAATAGCAGTTTGTCTTCCTAATCCTGCAATTTCTACAAGTCTATCTAAGTTGTTTTGCGCCCCTATGTTCTGCTGAAGATTTTGTATAGCCTCTTCTTGCTTCTTAAGAGCGGCTCCTTGAGTTCCGAATTGTTCTATTGCTCCCTGAGAAGCAATGTCTGTTGCTCTTATCAGTCCAGGCGTGGCAGACACGAGCGCACGTGAGCCGCCTGTCTGACCCAACTGTTCGGCCGCGGTTGCTTGTGCTCTTAGTGTTGCATCTACAGCGGATTGTGCATCTGTTTCTTGCTCTGCGATTCGCTCTCTTGCCGCCTGTGTTCTTATAGGGCCTTTAGAAAGTTCATCTGCTTGGGCCATTTTCTTTTTTGCCTGACGCTCTTGATATATTCCGTATCCCAGTTCACCAAGTCCTGCTGTTACGTTTATTAAGCCTCCTACAAAAAATTTCTTACCGTGTTTCATAATACAAAAATACTATTTAATCTATTGACCTTGTTGGTTGTGTATATTAGACTTGCTGTATATAAAATTAATCGCATACAACTCGTGTGGTGATGTGTTTGAATTAACAAACCTTGCCTTCAAGTAGTAGTCACGAATTGCATCACCCTCAATAGCAGAGTTGGCTATCATTACAACCTGATCGTCCTCAACAAGCCCTGTAACTGTTCCGTTACATTCTAATATTTTATCTCCATTTATCGAGGAAGCGTACAGGTTTAACGGAACTAAATCCGAGCCACTTACTTTGTACAGCGCTGTAGTGTTTCCTAAAGGAAATCCTATTGTAGATATAGAGTTCTTAAATGTTATGAGCGCGTCTGTCCCTGTGATTGATGACACCGTTCCGATTCCAAAAACCTCAGACGTTCCGCTAACGGAACTAACATTGGCAGTTGCAGTATAGTCAACATTGTTTGTTGAGTCCTGATGAATTGGGGCATAATAAAACCCTTCTTTTTCCTGCCATATAGATGAGGCGATTGCACTGGTCTGTTCACTGTTTGTAAGCGTTGCTGTCCAATTGGAATTGTTTCCTTCCAAACTAACCGCCTCGTATGCTTTCACCATAGACGGATTGAAGTTTGATATACACTCTATAATACTATCACCTGCAACGCCGTAGAATGTATTCCGAGTTGCGCTTGGGTCGTGTTCATAGATACCCCCGTTTTTAAACGTGTACAAACGATCAGACAGCCCTGCAAACTCTTCGGCTATGTACGAGTACCGCGTGCTCCAGTAATTAGACTTAACATCAAATGCTATGGTAAACGCAGGAAGTGTTTCGACAGGTGTGCCTATGGTGAATGTGGAACCGCTTAGTCCTGTATCAGGAGTAACCTCCTCTGTGTTCTGACTGTATTCTCCCGTGTGGAAAGCACTGTATGCTGATGAAGTCATTAGCGTGGGTATATTAGCAAGGACTCCTGTCACTGTTGGTGACAAGTCTTCTGCAATACCTATGACTGGGTTGTTTGTTAGTTGGTCGATAAGCAGCATTGCTTTACCTGCGTCCTCCCAATTTTCTTCAGCACACTCCCAAAGCCTTGTGTCGTTATTAAAATCAAAGGTCAAGGTATTGTCGTATACAGCGGATACATTAATTATAGTGCCCGCCTGATCCGTTCTACCGAACCCGCTCGCTGTTGTTGAGGCACAGGTATCATTAATGCTTAATTGTGCCGTAAACAAAGCCGCAGAACTAATGATGTACTCGTAGTTCTCTCGGTCTATTCCTGCTCTGTATCTTCTGTTTTTTGCAGTAGTGCTTGTAGAGAACATTTTACTTTTAAAGAACGCATCTACAAGTTGTTCGCTTATTACCTGAAGTCCTGTTTGGTAATTCATTCTAATTACCTTGCCTGCTTTAGCATCTACGAAGAACACGTATCCTCTGTACCACGCTACAGATTCTGGATTGTTATTCACCCCGTACTCTCCTGTGTAATACTTAACAGGGCCAACAACCATATTGGTGGCAGTAAGGGATTCTCCATCGTTCGCTGTAAGTAGGTTTCTTCCCACAGGGATTATACCTGCTCTTCTTTCGTGTACTAAGTATAGGTATTCATCGTAAGGAACGAGAGACTTTATAGAACCGTAGTCATAAGACAAGTCTTTAAAGTTTTGTGTAGTCAAGTTAAATGAAGACAATCCAAGTTTTGTTCCCTCGAAACTAAACGGATCCGAGTAAGTAATAGAACCGTATCTTTTGATTCTCTTGTTGTCTGGCAGATAAGCAAAAGACTTTCCGAGAGACGTGTAGTCCGAAGCATAGAAGTCACTAACACGTGGGTCTTCTATAAAATCTACGATTGCATTCTGAGAAAATGCCGCAGCCATATTTCTCCAAACATCGCCACGCCTTGGTGCGCTGCCGTAAAACAAGGTGCGCAAACGGAAGTAGGAATCCCCTTGTTCTATTCTAACCATAGAGTCTGGGTTTTCTACCGTAAAGGTATATTCAGTTGCTAATGCGTAACTGTGCGTGCTTCTTCCGTATATTAAAAAGGGGTACGCATCATCGTTTACTGCAACCACGTTATGAACGTACAAAAGTTTGTTTCCGCTTGATCGAGAAATAATATCTCCTTTGTACACTCTTCTGTCTACCTTGGCTACTATGTCATATTCACTGTCTGCCGCGACTATTGAGTTGAACACTAACCTCGGAAAAAGATTAGGTCTTTGCGTTTCGTGTACACCATTACTATCTATAGAAAGATTTTCTCCTACCTCGTAGTAAAATGTTTCTTCAAACGCTCCTGACTCTCTGTATATTTCAATGACACACTTGTCGTTCCATCTTGATATACCTTTAAGCACACTGCTTGTGTTCCAGAATGGCGTGTTGTTATCTTCAATAACCAAGAAGTCTCCTGTTGTGTTTTGTATAGCCGCCTTAGAACTCCTGTCTAAAATAGGATTTGTTGTTGGGTCAGCAACAAGTGTGGTTACTCTTGCTACATTCCATGTTGTTTTTTCCTTTAGGTTATCTCCGTATCGTACAATA